AACAATGAACAGAACTGAGTTAGAGGAGATCATAAAAAGTTGCGACGTCAATATTGCAAAGCTTGAATTGGCAAAGGCGGAGGCAGCAAAGGAGCTTGAAAAGAAAGACGAGGTGCCAGAGTACTACAGCGTAGAGAACGGAAACGAAATGTATTTTGTAGATTACAACGGAGAAGTTTACAGCGATGGTTTTTTCCCAGAACACATAAAAGATGAAGCAGCAAATAAAAGGCATAGAGCATTTAAAACAAAAAAAATCGCTGAACTTTTCGCTCAAAAAACTCAGGCAATCGCAGATCAGCTCTATTTCAAAGAACTGTATGATCCGGATTTTGTGCCGGATTGGAGTGATGGATGCGGATTAAAGTTTTATATTGTCTATAATAACAGCAGTTACCCAAAAACTTACTTTGTCGATAATTGTTGTGGTTGTGCTAGTGGTGAAACCGTATATTTTAGTTCTTATGAGATTGCAAAGAAATGTGCTGATTGGCTGAATAGCAGAAAGGAAAACAAATGATACTCTATGATCCCCAAACAAGAGATGAATGGCTAAAGTGTCGCTGTCGCGGAATCGGCGGCAGTGATGCCGGAGCGGTGCTTGGAGTCAATAAGTACAAAACAAATGTCGACTTGTGGGCAGAGAAAACCCACAAAAAACCGCATCCAGAAATCAAGAATAACAGTGCTGTAGAGTACGGGAAGAATGCTGAAAAGCTTATCAGAGAGTTGTACAAGCTCGATTATCCCGAAAATACAGTTGAGCATCACGAGTACAGGATGTACGCAAATGATGAACATAGATTCATCTATGCGACTTTGGATGGCGAAATTGTGAGGCCAGACGGAACAAAAGGCATCCTTGAAATTAAGACTTGCACAATCCAGAATCCGGGGCAGTGGAAAGAATGGGACGGTAGAATCCCTGACACATACTATGCTCAGATCCTGCATCAGTTATCAGCGACAGAGTGGGATTTTGCAATCCTCAGGGCTTATATACGCTATTTTAAGGGGGGTGAACTTAAAACAATAATAAGAGACTATGAAATAAGCAGAGAGGCCGTAACAGATGATATAGAGGCCTTGACGGCGAAAGAGATAGCTTTTTGGAAACATGTTGAAGATAAAACAGAGCCGGCTTTGATTTTGCCGGAGATTTAAGGAGGATAAATCACATGGAATTTATAATGAAAACTGATTTGAAGCAGATGCCCGATAAGATAGAATTCAACTACGAGGAAATGAAAGCGGAGTTTAGCAAGAAACTCGTACACTATAACACGCTTGTGGTTACCGAAGACAGCATCAGGGATGCTAAAGCAGACAAAGCAGCACTCAACAAGCTTAAGGAAGCTATTGAAACAAGGCGCAAAGAAATCAAGAAAACCTATCTTTTACCATACGAAAACCTTGAAAAGCAATGTAAAGAACTTGTTGCAATGATAGAGGCACCGGTTAAGTCAATTGACGGACAGATCGCAGTGTTTGATCAGAAGCTGCAGGATGAAAAGTGGAAGCAGATCTCAGAGTATTATAACACAGAAGTCAAGGAATTAAAAGACCTTGTACCGCTTGAAAAAATCATTTCACCCAAGTGGAAGAATAAAACTGAATCTATTGAGAATATCTGCAACGGCATAGGCGATACGCTTGAAAGAATAAGAACGGATCTTGAAACTATAGAAAATCTGAAATCAGAGTTTGAGCACCAGATAGTTGATGCGTATCTGAAAGACTACAATCTTTCAAGAGCGTTACAGGAACAGAAACGCTTAGAGGAGCAGAAAAGACAGATTGAAGCGATGGAAGCTAAGAAAGCCGCACAACAGCAGACGGTAATTAAGAGTGCGCCACAGCCAACAGCTCCTCCGGTTGTAGAAACTCCAGCAGCGTCTGAACCGCCAACGCATTCTGAACCGTTATATTCCGCAACATTCAAAGTCAGTGGAACAAAAGCACAGCTTCAGGCCCTGGCGGCGTTTATGAAAAAATACAATATCAATTATGAGGTGATTAAATGACAGTTAATAATAAAATAGCACCTGCAGTTCCGGCTGCAAGTGCAGAATTAAAATGTACATACAAGTCAGGTGATAGTGACGTTACGCTATCACCTGGAACAGTAAAGAAATTCCTTGTCTCAGGTAGAAGTGAACTCGTAACCGCTCAAGAAGTTGTAATGTTTATCAACCTTTGCAAGTATCAACAGTTAAATCCGTTTCTGCGTGAGGCGTATCTGATTAAATACTCCGAGTCCGACCCTGCACAGATGGTTATTGGTAAATCAGCCTTTGAAGCGAGAGCGGACAGAAACGAGTCTTATCAGGGATATAAAGCCGGGATCGTAGTCTTAAAGCCAGGCGACGTAATTGAGTACCGACAAGGAACGCTTGTGTTGCCGAACGAACAGCTTGTAGGTGGTTGGTGTGACGTTTATGTCAGCAAATACAAAGAACCTGTACACGCAAGTGTGTCGCTTGCAGAGTACAACACAGGTAAATCAATATGGAAAACAAAACCCGGCACAATGATAAGAAAAGTTGCAAAGGCGCAGGCACTTCGTGAAGCGTTCCCGAATGCGTTTAACGGAATGTATACAGCGGCAGAAATGGGAGTGCCGGACGAAGAATTACCGACAAACCCAGTTGACACTGAAGCACCGATTAATCAAACAGATCCGGAAGTAATTCCGGCAGAACCAAAAAAACAGGAAAAACACGAAGAACCGCAGGAAGAAATAATCGACACCGAATATCTTGACGGCTCTAATTTCTTAATATAGGAGGATAAATTAAATGGGATTTATGAAATTTTCATCTGGTGAATTTATGGTAGTAGGCCCGATCCCGAAGGATGCTGAATACAAAACGGTCGGTGATAAGCAATCAAGTTTAACAAAATTTTCTGTCAAGGCATCTGAAAGAACAGACGCCTCAGGGCAGAAAGTGGCAAGTTGGACAAACTGTACAGCATGGCACGCAGCAGCAAGAGCATGTAAAGATTTTAAAAAAGGCGATGTAGTGCTTGTAACAGGAAAAATAGAAGAGCGAGAATACGTGTCAAACGGAGAAACTAAAAAATCTAAAGAGTTGGTTGTTGACTTTGTAACAAAGATGACTCACATTGCGCAGGATTTAGTTCCTGCACCGATTCCAACTGCGCAAGCCGGAGGCTCTGGAGATGTTGATTTAAGCGACTTTGAGGAACTGATATCAGACGGCGACATGCCGTTTTAGGCGGTGTTATAGGTGGAAAATAATTTTGCAGAGAAAGTAATCAGCGTATCGGAAAAACTTGAAAGCATTGTATTGATTTACGACGCAGACCGTGAGAAGCTCGATGAGGTTAGAAATAGCCTCTCGGGCGAGCCTGACGGTGACAAGATAGCTAAAAGGGCGCTATCATTTGTAAAAAACAAGCTGAGCGGAATAATCGAAGAAAATCACCTTAATGTAAGATACACTTACAAGAAAGAAGATTTTTTCACGACAGAACCATACAGCGAATTGTTTGAGTTAAGAGACAATCCTTTTGAGTACGAGCAGGCACAAAAATTAATGGCGGCGGAAGCTAAGGCGGCGGGATATCCCGGTTTCCAAAAAACGTTCAAAAGTTATGTTTTGGGGCTGAGAAAAACAAACATAGCAACCGAAAGCAAGGCAAACCCGACAGATTTCCCAGATCAGCCGTTAGAACTAGAGGGCGGCGAGTGGTTGTGTGATATTGATGGTGTAAGGGTTGTAAATGGCATGGGATATACGGAAACTGCCTGCTGTCACCCGATCATGCCGATAGAGAGACTTGTAAACATTGACACAGGAGAGGAAAAAATCAAGCTTGCTTACTGCAAGTCAAAACGCTGGCGTGAAATCGTTGTAAGTAAGGAAATTACAGCAGTTGCATCTAAAATAACAGCACTTGCAACGGCGGGCGTTGCGGTAACGTCAGAAAACGCAAAAATTCTTGTCAGATATCTTTGCGACATAGAAAATACAAATCTTGACTCTATACCTGAGCATGAGTCAGTATCAAGGTTGGGATATGTGGATGAGGATAGATTTAGTCCTTATGTTGACGGACTGATATTCGACGGTGAAGCCTCATACAGGCTCATATTTGAAGCCATATCACAATCAAAGGGAAATTTTAATGATTGGTTAAATGCCGCCAAGAAATGCAGATCTGAAAGTCTTGTAGCACGTGTCATGTTAGCGGCTTCATTTTCAAGTGTATTGATCAAACATATCGGGGCATTACCATACTTTGTGCATTTGTGGTCCTGCGAGTCAGGCACAGGAAAAACAGTTGCTCTAATGCTTGCAGCTTCAGTGTGGGGAAACCCTGAACCAGGTATATACATACAATCATTTAATAGCACGGTTGTAGGTCATGAAAAAATGGCAGCGTTTTTAAATAACATCCCGATGTGCATAGACGAATTACAGCTTAGCAAAGATGGATATGGTAAAAGCAAGTTTGACGTTTATCAATTAGCACAGGGCGTAGGACGCACAAGGGGTAATAAGTCGGGCGGAGTAGACAGGACACCAACATGGTCAAACTGTATACTGACAACAGGAGAAACCCCGATTATCAAAGACGGAGCGGGCGCAGGTGCAGTAAACCGAGTAATAGACCTGGAATGTCCGATCGGCGAAAAGGTCGTGCTTGACGGTCAGGGAACGGCAAATGCAGTAAAAGCAAATTACGGTCATGCAGGGAGAAAGTTTGTCGAAAACTTAGACATAAGCAAGGCAAAACAGCTATACGAAAAATACTTTGAATTACTTAGTAAGTCGGAAACAACAGAAAAACAGTGCATGGCAGCGGCAATCATATTAACAGCCGATGCACTGACAAGCGAAATGTTTTTTGGCACAAAACCTCTTGAAGTTAGTCAGGTGGCACAGTTTTTGAAATCAAAATCATCCGTTTCGGTGGGTGATCGAGGTTATCAGCATATATGTGACTGGGTGGCGATGAATATCGGGAATTTTCTAGGGGCTTCAGAAACGCAAGACACATTACCAAGCAAGATATATGGCCAGAAAGGTGATGCAGACTGGATATATATTAATCAGTCGATATTTAGAAATGCGGTTGAGGATGCAGGATATAACGGCAGGGCGTTGCTTAGTTACTTAAAGTCAAAAGGGTTGATCAAGACCAGGGGAAGGCGTTTTACAAAAGGTAAAAGAATTGAGGGCATACTCACTGAATGCATTTTGATGAAATTACCCGATGCAGGTTACGAAGCAGACGATGATGTCGAGTTATTATAATTTGTGGCACTTAAAAACCTTAAATGTGGCACACAAGGTCCACAAATAAACAACGTATTTGCGTAGGTTATGTCACGTTGTGGCACTGTGGCACTTTTTTCGCACATACATACATCAAATTATATGAGTATATTTTTTAAATAAAATTATATGTGTGTTACTCTCGTATGAGACAAAAATGCGAAAAAAAGTGCCACAGTGCCACAGTAACGCACCTACGTGGGTTGACGTGTGCAAAAAGTGTGGCACTAGGCTTAAAAAAGTGCCACAGTGCCACAGTAAAGGGGTTAATAGTTAAAAATGGAATTACGAGATTATCAGAAAGATCTGATTAATAAAATAAAAATTGAATTACTCCATGGGAAACATTCTATATGCTGTGTTCTCGGGTGTGGCGGTGGAAAATCCGTCATACAAGGAACTATAGCAGCAAACGCAAACAAAAAAGGCAATAGAGTTTTGTTTTTGGTACATCGTAAGGAATTATGTGAGCAGATCAGAAATACATTCACATGTTGCGGCGTTGACTGGGATCTGACGACCGTCGGTATGGTTCAGACATTTACAAGACATATATCTGATTTAGACAAACCGGATATAATTATCACAGATGAATGTCACTTATCAACGGCAAAATCATACACAAACATATACAATGCGTTTCCAGATGCTCTGAAGCTTGGATTTACGGCTACACCGTGCAGGCTTAATCAAGGCGGTTTAGGCAATGTATATGATGCACTTGTACAAGGAGTATCAACAAGATGGCTAATAGATAACGGTCACTTATCGGACTACAAACATTATTCTTTACAGTTAGCAGATACATCAGGTTTACATTCCAAAGGTGGGGAGTTTGTTTCTTCCGAGGTTCAAGAGCTTATGGAAGGTAAACACATATACGGTGAAACGGTCAACAATTGGTTAAGGATAGCCAAAGGCAAGAAAACAATAGTTTATTGTAGTTCAGTAACATCAAGCAGAGAAACATCAGATCACTTCATTGAGCAGGGTATTACATCTGCGCATCTTGACGGAAACACATCTGCAGAGATAAGAACGGATATAATGCAGCAGTTCAGAGCGGGTAAAGTTCAGGTACTTTGTAACTGCGAATTGTTTAGCGTAGGACTTGATGTTCCAGACTGTGAATGCGTTATATTACTCAGGCCTACACAATCACTCACACTGTACATACAGCAGGCTATGCGTTGTATGAGAGCGGACAAAAACAATCCTGATAAGATAGGTATTATCATTGACCATGTAGGGAACGTGTACAGACATGGTTTTGTAGATGATAACCGAAACTGGACGTTAGATGTTAAAAAGCGTAAAGCAGAGAATTTAATAAAAATCAAGGAATGCCCTCAGTGCTTCGCAGTATATTCCGCAGATAAAACAGCGTGTCCGGAATGCGGATATGAATGTCATATCGTTAAACAGACTAAAGACAAGAAAACTGTTGAGATTGACCTTCAGGAAGTTAAAAGACAAGAAGATATTAAAAACGCTGAATATACAGAATATCAGAACTGTAAGACATTTTCTGAACTTGTAGAATTTCAGAAAATCCGAAAATACAAATTCGGGTGGGCACTGCGAAAAGCTACGGAATTGGGAATAGAAGTACCGTCAAAATACAGATATCATTTGAGGTATATATCATGACAGAAACAGATATTATGAACCTGATCAGGGTTAAGTTATCAGAGATAGGACTTACAGTGTTTAGAGCAAACGTCGGAAAAATAAAGCTGAGTGATGGCAGATGGTTTGACACTGGACTTCCGAAAGGCTTCAGTGATCTGTTTGCTGTCAAAGATGGCAAAGCATATTTTATTGAAGTTAAAAAGCCGGGTGGAACAGTCAGTCCGGAACAGATCAATTTTATTGATCAGATGCAAAAACGTGGCTGCGTTGCCGGAATAGCACACAGCCCTGAGGAGGCGATTGAGATTGTCAACGGACGAACTTGAAAGACTTGCTGCATTATGTTCAGAAATGCCCGAAAATTTAAATGCTGCAGAGCAATTGTTGTTTTTATCGTTAAGACAGCTATATGCGATATATCGTACAAGGAAAATAACAAGGGATATTGCAAGAGTAGAAAAAACAAGGATATACAAACAATACGAAATCAACAGCCTAAATTTAAAGTGTTGGGAGTCAGCAATGGAAAGA